ATTGGAGTGGTCTAAGGTAAAATATTATTAATCTAAGTGAGAGATAGATTATGAAACACAAAATTGATGTTAAAAAAATAGCGGAACTGATTGGAGTTTCGGTAGAAGTTTATGTTGAAACCATCACAGGTAGCACGTTTGCTGCTTCAAGTGAGGCAATAGTTGCCAATCTATTGGGTGGATATAGACTTACAGGTAAACAAGATGCTTTCGATGTTATTGCAACGCATCGTAAGTATAAGAAGATTGAAGTAAGAAATATTTGTAAAACTGGATATGTATTCTTTTGTCCTTCTACTTGTATTGGTAAGGGGAGATATTTTACAGAGAAAGAATTTTTCGACAAATTAGATGAGATTGATTCTTTTGTTTTTGTTGATATGAGAGAACGATTAATGGAACCAATAACATTTTATGAAGTTCCTGTCTCTAAGGTTAGAGAAATGTATCATGATGATAATAGCGTCATGGATGATAAGGCACGAATAACTAAGAAGAGATTTTTTGAAACATTTTCTTATGAGGAATATGGTTTGAAACTATGAAGACAAATGAAATATATGTAGGAAATAATGTCGATGTATTAAAGACATTTGAAGACGAATCGGTGGATATGTGTATTACATCTCCACCATATTATAATTTAAGAGATTACAAGAATACAGGTCAAATCGGGGCAGAAGCTTCGGTTGACCTTTTTGTGTCCAATTTATGTGAAGTATTTGATGAAGTTCATCGCGTATTAAAACCTACTGGTTCTTGTTGGGTAAATATCGGTGATACTTATGATAAAAAGAGATTATTACAAGTTCCATCTCGTTTTGAGATTGCAATGAGTGATCGTGGATGGTATTTACGGAATGAAATTATATGGAATAAACCGAATCCACAACCAATATCCTCAAAAGATAGGTTCTGGACGAATCACGAAAAAATGTTCTGGTTTGTAAAAAAACTCAAGGGATATTATTTTGATCGTGTTCCTACACTTGAACCCTGGGCGGAAGTCACTATCCGTAGAATGTTTGCAACCAATGATTTATCAAAACACAAGGATACTGGTGCAGAAGGAAAAGAAGGATATTCTCTTAGTTCAGAAAATCAAGATAAACATTATAAACGAATGAGAGAATCTACAGGTATAACTAAGGATTTTAATTATCAGCAATTAATTGATAGTGGTAAGTGTCCATCCAGGCCGAAGTTCACGGTTTGGGATATATCTGCATCAGGAGGAAAGGTAAAAGGAGCACATTTTGCTGTGTATCCGCCTGAATTAATTGAAATTCCTATACTCTCAACTTGTCCACCTGAAGGGATAGTATTAGATCCTTTTGTCGGAAGTGGAACAACTTGTGTAGTTGCTAGGGATTCGAATAGAAAATATGTCGGAATAGACATATCAGAAGATTATGCAAAACTAGCTAGAGATAGAATTTCTACTAGCCTTGACAATTTCTTTGTTTAATGGTATAATATAAAGATGGGACCATTTGATTTTATAAAAGCAATAAATGAATCGAAAGATATCATGAAAAATGACCCCCTCGCGGAAAAGGATTATATTCCTTTTCTTGTCAACAGGGGTCTTAGTTTCTTTCAAGATACCATTCTCCAAGTCAATGAAATGAATAGGAATCATTTCCTTGATAATAAACTCCAATTTGATTTTTTGATAAATAACATTAGATCACGGAAACGATGGTCAAAGTGGTTGAAACCAGACAAAATTGATAATCTAGAACTAGTCAAAACATATTTTGGTTTCGGTAATGAAAAAGCAAAAGAGGCTTTGGAAGTCCTCAGTAATGAGGATATCAAAGAGATTAAAAGTAAACTTGCAAAAGGTGGAGTGGAGAAAAATGACTATAAATATAGAGGAGATGGTGGAATGCACCCTGAAAGAACCGGATGACTTTTTAAAGATTAGAGAAACACTTACTAGAATAGGTGTAGCATCTAGAAAAGACAAAACGTTATTTCAATCATGCCACATTTTACATAAACAAGGACGATATTTCATTGTCCATTTTAAAGAATTATTTGCACTTGATGGTAAACCAACCAATTTTTCAGAGAATGATCAAGCGAGAAGAAACACCATAGCGAATCTATTAGCCGAATGGGGTCTAATATTACTAGTGGATTCGGAACGTACTTCCGAATTAATAGTTCCATTGAATCAATTGAAAATTCTAGCATACAAAGAAAAAGAAGAATGGACATTGACTGCAAAATATAATATTGGGAATAAAAAAGTGACCGATGACTACAGCGAAGAAGAGTAAAAGCACATCATTAAAATTCTACAAATTAAACGAACAAGCACAATTACCAGTATTCTCAACGAAAGAATCTGCTTGCTTTGATTTGTATGCAAATTTAGTAGTAAATGAAACCACAGAGTATTATCAAGCGGTTTCGACAAAACGACTACCTAGAAAAGTAGCTTTTGATATAAATAGTAATAGACCATATTTACAAGTCAATAATATGGAAAGAATGTTGATTCCCACCGGACTTATCGCTGATATTCCGGTAGGATATTCTATTCGATTACATTCAAGGTCTGGTCTGGCATTCAAACAGGGAGTTTATCTAGCAAATTGCGAAGGAATCATCGACAGCGATTATGTTGATCCGATTTATGCAATGGTAACGAGCATCAGCAACGTACCAACGCGGATTTATGATGGAGATAGGATATGCCAAGGAGAACTAGTTCGATGTGAAAAATATACATTGGATGAGTCTGATGAACCACCAACTCAGAAAACAGATAGAGATGGTGGATTTGGTTCAACGGGTGTTTAACAAAAATAATAACACCTTTCATATTCAATCTTACAGAGAGGATTTTACCTATGTTAGATAAAGTAACAGGCTGGATGAGAAGCCTGACAGATGCAGGTCTTGCACTTATAGCACTTGGTGTAGTTCTGCAAATTCTTTTTGGTGCCGCAGTTCCTTTTATCGGTCTTGATGTCGTGGGCTCAGTAGTAGCACTCGTTAAATCACTTGGATCAGAAGGTCTTGTAGGTCTAGTAGCAATTTGGGTTTTGTGGGGAATTTACTCTAAGAAGTAAAACACTTGACAAATTCAAATAGTATGTTATAATATAAGTATAAGTGAAGTATATATTATGATAAGAAAAAAGGGTGAACAAAAGGAGTGACAGCTTCTGGACACTCACCCTTTCTTCCACACACAGAGATTATGAAAACAAAATATACATTATTAGTGAAAGAAGGTAGTTATGCTGCAGATTCACTAATAAAATTGATTTGGATAGTTTTTAAACATCGATGTCAACATCTCCTTGCTGGAGAAGGTTGGCGTGATTGAGGTTGTCCATAGTGGAAACCTCGTAACACTCACCCGCTCTGCGTATGAGGGGTGATTTTTAAAAACCTCGCTTTATAAGGAGGAATTATGGTATTACGCGCATCACACGTCCCCACATCTTTTGGGGATATCGAAAAAGCCCTTGGATTTTCCGTAGGGTACGATTCAATGTTTGATAGGTTGTTTGGTGAATTATCAACAACTTCATCTCAACATGGTCAACAGGGGTATCCACCCTACAACATCCGAAAAGAGGGAGATTCCAAGTATTTCATCGAATTGGCCGTTGCTGGTCTTTCGGAGGATGATCTTGAAGTCGAATTGAAAGAATCCGTTCTAGAAATTCGTTCTAAGCAGTCAAAAGAAGATGAATCTAAGTATGTTCATCGTGGTATTGCTACACGAACTTTCATGAGGTCTTTCACTCTTGCAGATGATATGGTTGTTAAAGGATGTCAATTGGTTAACGGAATGTTAACAGTTGAACTTGAAAAGGTGATTCCAGAAGATAAGAGGGCTCGATTGATCCCGATTAATAAAGATGGAAAAAAGATCAAACAAGTTAATTAAGATTGACATTTTAGTTTGACGATGCGCCCATCAGTACCTATGTACTGGTGGGCTTTTTTTGTTTTTACTATATAATAAAGAATACTTAATAATAACCTTCCATTCGGAGATTAAAAAATGTGTAACAACGAACATTGCGATTGTGAAAATTGCACTTGCGACCCTTGTGAATGCACAGATAAAAGTCCTTGCGGATGTGAATAATTTAGGAGATTAATTATGTTACCAGCATTATTATTTAATGTTATTTCTAGTCTTGTTATAGATAAGGCTTCAAATTTGGCAGCTGAGCATGTGGAAAATATGATAGATGATATTCTTCCGGATAGTGCTAAAAAAGAATTAGATAAAGTTATAAAAGATGACCCAGCACATATTTTTACAAATGCTAAAGATGCATTGACGGGCGCTGTCGAAGGTAAATTACCTATACTGAAGGCAGATGGAACATTAAAACCAATAGAAGTATCATTTAAAGTTACATATGATCCTACATCGGGGTCTGTTGATATAGAAAAAGAATGAGGAAACATGTCTGAAGTGATTAGATTATCAAAGAATTTTAGTTTATCAGAAATGGTAAAAAGTGCAACCGCAGAACGATTACGTGTAGATAATTCGCCAAGTTCAATACATCTTGTAAATTTAACACATTTGGCAATTCATATTTTACAACCTGTCCGTGACCAATTCGGTGTCATTACAATTAATTCAGGATATCGCAGTCCAGCCTTGAATGCAAAGGTCGGCGGGTCTAGTAAAAGTCAGCATTGTAATGGAATGGCCGGAGATTTTGAAAGTTTTTCCACACCAAATCCAGATTTAGCAAAATGGATTGCTAAAAATCTGGAATTCGATCAACTCATCTTAGAGTTCTATGATGGCAAAAATCCAAATAGTGGATGGATTCATTGTAGTTACAATTTGATGGGAAATCGCAAAAAAATAATGACCGCATTGAAAACTAAAAGTGGAGTTCAATATAAAAATGGATTCGTTTCTGCTTAAAGTACAAGAAATATCAATTAAAACCTATCTTCAATTTTTATTTACTATTGGGGCCTTTAAGGGTCGCTCATGGGTTGACAAACACATAATTATGTGTTATAATAGATTAGATGAAATTAATAGTGATTATGATGAATCAACCCGGAAGCAATGGTACAAATAGATGACCAACAATACATTTTACACTAATGTAGTATGTCTTGGTGATTACATTTTAGAAAGAGGGATTGAAAACGGACGCCCTTTTAATGTAAAGCACGAGTTCCTACCAACATTATACGTTCCTACCAAAAATAAGTCAAAGTGGCGCACCCTAGATGGTAAGCCAGTCGGCCCTGTCCAATGGGGAGGCATCAAAGAAACCCGCGCATCTATGAGGAAATATGAACGCGTAGAAAATATGGAAATCTACGGACATTCTAATTATTCATATTCTTTCATTGCTGAAACTTACCCAGAAGAACAAATCGATTATAATTTAGAGCATGTCAAAATCATGTTCATTGATATTGAAGTTGGTTCAGAAAACGGTTTCCCGGATCCACAATTTGCTACAGAAGAAGTTACCGCAATTACAATTAAAATGAATGATGATATTCAGGTTTGGGGTTGTGGTGAATTTAAGAATGATAATGAAGAGATCACATATAATAAATGTAGTGATGAACGACAATTACTAGAACAATTTGTCATGTACTGGCAAAAAGACTATCCAGATGTCATTACTGGTTGGAATACTAGGATATTTGATACTCCATATTTGATTAATAGAATTCGTAAAGTATTGGGGAAACAATGGGTCAAAAAACTCTCGCCTTGGGGATTTGTGAAACCTCAAACCATTTTTGGTATGGGTGGTCAAGAGAGAGAAGTTTACGAAATTTATGGTGTATCCGAAATTGATTATTTAGAAGCATACAGGAAATTTACTTATATAAATCAAGAATCTTATCGATTAGATCACATCGCATATGTAGAACTAGGAGAAAGAAAACTTGATTTTTCTGAAGTATCAACGTTACATGAATTATATAAAACAGATTTTCAAAAGTTTATTGAGTATAATATTCAAGATGTATTGCTAGTAGAGCGTCTTGAGAAAAAGATGAAACTTTTAGAGATGATTATTTCTCTGGCATATTTGGCAAAGTGTAATTATGCTGATGTATTTGCTCAGACACGATTATGGGATTGTATCATTTATAATCATCTTCTAAGGGAGAAGGTAGTAATCCCACAGAAAAAGAAAGAACGTAAAGGGGAAGCATACGAAGGTGCGTATGTTAAAACTTGTCAGAAGGGGAGACATAATTGGATTGTGAGTTTCGACCTGAATAGTTTGTATCCTCATTTGATTATGCAATATAATATTTCGCCAGAAACTATTCTTGGAACTTGGAAAGATGATATTGGAGTATCTGGATTATTGGCCAAAGAATTTGATACTTCTGTTTGGAAAGAAAAAGACATAACGGTTACTCCAAATGGTTCGGTTTATCGTAGGGATAAACAGGGATTTCTCCCAAAGTTGATGGAGAAAATGTATACTGATAGGGTCAAGTATAAGAAAAAGATGTTGACAGAACAGAAGAAGGGGAAAAATGCTGATCCAAATAAATTATCTACTTATTACAATTATCAACAGAATTTGAAGATCGCTCTGAATTCCGCTTATGGAGCGATGGGTAATGAGTGGTTTCGTTTTTATGATGAACGGAATGCGGAAGCGGTTTCCGTTGCTGGACAATTGTCGGTTCAATGGGCCGAAAATGCAGTAAACAATTATTTAAACAAAACATTAGGTACAAATGATGTGGACTATATTGTTGCTATGGATACTGATTCTTTATACGTTTGTCTTGATAATCTTGTTTCTAGAGTGGGTCTTACCGATAAGGAAAAAATCATTGGATTCTTGGATAAATCCTGTAAACGAATCGAAGAAGTAATCGAAAAATGTTATGAAGATCTGGCTGATTATGTGAATGCTTACCAGCAGAAAATGGTAATGAAACGAGAAGTAATTGCCGATACTGGTATTTGGGTTGCGAAAAAACATTATATTCTGAACGTTCATGATTCTGAGGGGGTTCGATACGAAGAACCTAAACTAAAGATTGTGGGTATTGAAGCAATCAAGAGTTCTACACCAGAATCTTGCAGGAAAGCATTGAAAGAAGTTTTTAATATTATTGTTGATGGAACAGAAGATGAT